ATTACCTTTGTCAAGGGATCCCCCATAAGGACTCCTCTGTATAGAGTAGTTCTTCTTAGGTCACCTTCCACAGGTTGACCAATGTTCTTCAGCGACCCTGTGGCCGTGAAGTAAACATGTCGTGGCTGGAAGCATACTCCCAGCACGATCCCTTGTAAAATGGGGGGTATCCCACATTTTATCATCCATTTCCTCGCGATTCCGCGAGCAATGGGGTGGACCAGGCGGTCAGTCGCCTCCTGAAAATCCGTACTGCAAAACCAAAGGTCTTGCCAGTACTGGGTACGGTCAATATGGTCATTGAACGTATCCTCGACTCTCCTCTTTCGGTCTTCCGAGAAGAGGAGCTCATACATCTCTTCAGTGGAAAAGTCCCTGAAGAGGTTCCATCCGTGGTGGGATTTCCCCATCCCGGATGCAGAGCTCGTGAACCCTTTCTTGAGGGGCCACGAGCATATCTTTGAGACTGTGTCTAACACAATCTTAAGAGCCGCATGTCCTTTTGTGACAACGCGGGCTTTGCTAGGTTCCTTCACAACTGTGAGGGAGACCTTTCTTAAGTCCTCTATAGGAGTATAGAGGACTTCGTCAAGACAGGCATGGAATATGGCTGTCCCGATGGATTCAAAGTCGGACTTGTTCCGATATTGTATCACTTTTCCAGTGTCCATATCCCTAATGGGAATGGGCATCTCGTCATACTTGAGCATTAGCTCAAGTATGGCTTGGGCGGTTCCGCCCTCCTTCCTGGTGGATTCCCAACAGGCAGAGCCGGTTACTGTGACACGTGCCTTTGTGTCCAGTCCGGAAAAGATGTGATCAGGGACTTTCCTGATCACTTCGTCAAACGCAGCAAAGACTAAGCTTTTCTTCGTTTCTGATATTTCCGGCGGCGGTTCTGAGACCGACGCCAGGAACTTCTTCTTGCTGCGTAAAACAACAAGAGGAGGGGGTGTCCCAGAGCCTCGACTCTGAGACAGGACTCCTGCAAGGTATAGCCTTGAGAAGCCCTCATGTTTCACGGCCCTGCCCCAGGCAGGGCCGAGAAAGGACGCGACCCATCGTGGGGTGTCGTCCATTTGCGATATTCCTTTCGCAGGTTCATCTAAGTGTATAACTTGTTTGAACATTTTACGAGCTCTTTTGAGTTCCTCGTAATGAGTGACTTGTTCGTCTAACGAAAAGTCACTTACTTCACC